CCCAACGACCTCTTCTTAATCGCAGCCGAGGAAATACCAAGCCGCCCTGCCAAGCCCGAGCCAGCAACCCACGAACGCCGAGCCAGCAACCGACCCATTCCCGAGAAAACCGCCTTGTAAATATTCTCGCGTTCCAGATGTAGTTTTACCACCAGCGTATACCATATCTGCGAAGCCTTGTGAATTTGACGAACCTTTTGCAGATGGAAACCATGCGCCAGTATCAACATCTGCAGCAATATCGCCAATCCAAAAATCCGAACCGTTTCCGTCGGGATTTGCTGGAATTGTACCGACATACGTATATGTGTTTCTAATCATTGCATCAGAAGAACTGTGTGCTACACCCTTTGGTGCAACATACACTTTTTTGCTGTAATCGCTTTGGAAGTCCATTACTGTATCAGATGCAACCATATATCCACCGACAGCGTATTCACGGCCTTGAACTCTGTACGGATGCTTGCCATCTGTATTAGAGTCGAAAGAACCATCATGTTTGCCAATAACTGCATCTGTGCTTCCAGACCACCAATGCATTGACGTAATCGTGATAGGAGCATTTACTGTATCAGACAATTTAATAGGAGTGGTATTAAATCCTGTTTTAACATCAAGATATACAGCTTTATTATTCTCATCGAGCGTTTCAATACGCAACACTTTTACATCATCTGCATATTTATGAATATTCGCTACTCCACGGTCATTATTTACTGTATTTGTATCAGTTTTTAATTCTCCATATCCAACCGATACATAAGAGCCAACAAGAATGTTCTGCGCCTGTGCGTTTGTAACCGGGAAATACGTATGTGCATCAGCAGATTCGATGGAAGCAGAGTATTGAAAATTGTATGATGTACAGCCTTGGAATAAACTCTGACTATTCTTTGTAGCACCCTTGATGATGTTGAAAAGAATCTGAAATGTATTTCTTTCTGAACCAGCACCTAAATGACCTTTACCCTTTTTCTGATAATTCGTAATCATATTGTTGTAACTCTGATTTCTTTCAGGTTTTAATCCAGGCTGACTTCTTAGTAATCCGTCAGAAGCAATACCTGATACATAAGCAGAGCCAATACACCACGGAGTAATTGTTCTGTCTGCGCGCTTACATTCTGTCCACGGTTTTAGTTTATATTTTTCGTTTGGTGTGTCAGAAATCGTTACCAAATCGTACTCTGGATTTGATGCGTCCCAATTCCACCAAAAACTCATCTGCATAGCACCAACATCAACGCTACCTGTTTCTTGATAAGTATCATCATATTCTGTAGCAATCGGATACGCCGTACCATCATCATAACGCTTGTAATTACAATGCACCCAGTCAAAAAGAGGGTGGTTGCCATTTAGATAATCGTCCTTACCCTCGGTTGTATCAGTGGACGGAATAAATTCCAATCCAGCATTATCTAACAGTTTCTCTCCGCTAGATGTTGGATTGGTTGCGAATTTCCAGATTTTTGTCTGATACACCTTTCCAGTTCTGCGGATATTATAAAAGTCTTTAATGGTTGATGCATGTGGAGTGTTGTTGCGAATGTCTTTCATTACACTCTTCAAATCACCTATATCTTCCTTTAGCAAAATAATGTCGGCTTTATTCTTCGCAATCTGCTCGGCATTTTCTCCTGCCGCTCCGCCGGATCCACCGTTCTTAAGCGCTTTCATCGCAATCACCTGTGTTAAAAAGTCGTTCATTACTGCCATTCACCCCATTTTCCATTTGCTCCAACAAGCGCTATATCCAAGCTTGCCGTAACGCAGCTTGATCCGATGCCGATCGGATAATCTCCGCCAAGCCCAGTTACCTGTTTGCAATTTGTTGGGAGCGTGTCCGAAGTTGAATCTGCAATCAAGTGGACTCTTATGGATCCGTCTGGTAATCGTCTTTCTACGTCTAGTACTTTAATCATGCTATCTCCTCCTAATATCCAAATCTCGCAATATTAGTATCATCTGCCCACCAGCCAAATGTATCATTATCACCATAAGCTCTGACTCTTACCGTAGCTCCGTCCATACTATCTACAATAAAATCATCCGTGTAATTGGTGCTGTAAAATGCTGTATAGGTCGTATCGTATTCTTTCCACGTTCCGTCAGCTTTTGTGATACGCACTTTGTAATACGTTGCATTTTCGACTTCTGACCACTTGACTGCCACATAAGCATAATTAAAATACCTTGATACACTCTTGTAATACGATGCATACTCCACTGTCGGAGTAGCGAGGATGCATTTCTCAATCCAGTTTTTCGCAGCATTGCTGATAGCTTCTTTCAGAGCATCATCTGGCTGAAAAGTAATATCTGGGATTTCGACAGACGGTGGTTTAAGTGGTGGCGTACAAGCCGACACCGGTACGGCACTGGAAAGAGCCAGTGTAAGTGCGCAGATGATAGCTGCTAATTTTCTTCTTTTTCTTTTCATGTTGATTCTCCTATTCTTTTATTCTCCAATCGCAATCCAGTCGTAGGTGTCACCCTCTGTAAGAGCGGACATTTCTTCATCGGTTTTTGGCGTGTAAGTTATGGTTCCTTTATTTATTGCAACTGTACCGATACTGTGGTTATCCACCGAGTTGTAGCCTACTCCGATAAAGCCAGCTATTCCGCTTAATTTTCCGTCCTTATACACCAACGATAAGATTCCGTGTTTAGCATTACTGCTCGGAAATTTTCTCGCCAGCACAAATCTCGTTACATCACTAAGTCCCGTTGTGATTGCCAAGCTGTTCATTCCTTTTCCGGTTATTGTTCCGTACTTGACCTCGCTGACTACCAGTGTTCCGGTCTCTTTTACACCAGCTTCAGAAGTGAACGTCTTGCCAACTCTCACATCACCACTTCCGGCATTTCCATAATTAGAGATATCCTCGTCACAACTGAAAGTCTTTTCGACATTGCCTTTGAGTAGTACCGGATTATTCTGGTTGGCTAACTTGATCGTGCCGGTGTGTTTAACTACCGGAGTGTAAACGGCTCCGGTTCCAGGAGCAAGTGACTGTTTAAATGCAAGCTCCGTCTTTGTGACGTTCACAGACAGTTCGTTTTTGCTTGTCAGTGTTCCATCGATTTTCTTTCCATTCACATAGGCGCTCTTTCCGAGTTCAATGCTGTCTGCATCCGCGGTTGCGTCCGCAGTAAGGATTCCGGCAAAGTCAGAGCCTCTTTCTTCGCGCTCTTTTTCTGTAAAAAGTTCTTCGCCTTCTAACACGTTCAAGGTCGCGATCGTGGTATTCCATTCTCTGTCTGTACCTTCTTCAGTCACGCACACGCTAAATCTGACAGTGCCTTTGTGTGATGTAGCTTTCCGCAGAGGACTCCACTCAAAAGTTACATTTTCGCCAGACACCTTTAAATTCTCGGCATTGTATCTGTCTTTTCCGGATACCTTATTTGATGCATTCTGGATGTTGATATGCACATCGGATTTTGTGAGGTCAATTCCATCTCCGACAATTTTCGGACATCGGAAGTACTTTCGGATTGCCTTGCTGTCATTTTCGACTCCAAGTAGTTTTTCACTTTGTGGAATCGTAATACTGCGATTTTCCGCATTAATTTCGATATAATTGATTTCCGCCATTTTCCATCACCTCCTAATCTACCGGAACAAAAATCAGTCTCGTGTTAAACATGCTCCACTCCCCGCCATTTTTGTATGACGTAACAAGGATTGTGTCTCCTTTTGAGCATCGTCCGCAAAATGTAGATGATAATTTACAGTAATTACCATTCTGGCCAATCAGCGTATTATTAAGCTTGCAGCTTATTTCCTGCGCACAAGATGTATCGTTAACAGCCGAGGACACGGTTACGGTAAAAGCGTATTTGACTCCATCTTTTAAGTAGTCCGATGTGTTAAAGCTAACTGAACCTTTTACAACTGAGTCTACAAATATAGCAATCTTCTTTCCAAGATTCTCCGTCTTTACGTCTATACCGTCCATCTTTTCGCTCAGTTCTTTAACTGCTAAGGCATCGACAAATGTACCCTCTTTTGTAGTGGTTTTTACCGCATCGAGAGTTTTTGCGCGATTCGCTTTGATTTCATCATCTGCCTTGATTCTTGCGTTTTTCTCTGCCTCAATCGCTTTATCTCTTTCACTCTTTTCGAGATTGATTGCTTCAATCCTTGCATCTCTTTCTTCTTGATCGCCTGCAATACGCTGTGCTTTTTCATTCTCATCAGCGGTTTTTCTTTCGCCAGATTCTTTGCTTACTGCCGTGACCGCCTGCTCGACAAGAGTCTGTTTGCCTTCTTCCTCATCGTCTGGAAATCCAGCAGATCCAGAGCATTTTACTTTTTCTGCAAAAGATACTAGTGTCTTGTCTTCATTAATGATCCTGATCTGCAACTCATTCATTCCGACAGCAAAAAAACCTGAACTCGGGGAAAACGCAATCACATTATCAGCTAGTTCGCACAGAACGGAATTAGGTCTGCTCATGCTTTTGTGATTTGCATAAGCCACAACTGCTGCCGTTGCCGGAATCGTAAAATCCCTGACCGTAAATTCGATTCCGATCATGTCAGTGCCTTGCGTGATTTCAATCGGAATTTTGATGGTATTTTTTAACACATACACATCCCTTTTAATTGTATTCATAGTTTATCCTTTCTACCCTGGAATCCATTTGACGATATACGCTGATGCTCCGCCAGACGATCCACCTGATTCGCTGTGTGACAATCTAAGCACGTAATTCCAAGGGAAATTATAATAATTCGTGCACCATATTTCTCGTCCTGTTTGGTCACCACTCTGACCTCCCGTAGCACCGCCAAGCTCATTCTGGCTCGCCTGTACTACTTGACCATTGCCAATCGACATAGCAGTGTGACTAGCGGTGTTTAGCAAGATATCTCCTCGCTTTATTCCGCTACCATTTGACAGATTGACAAATCCTGTCACATCCTCAAATCCACACGCTAAAAATGCAGAGTACATATTTCCGGTATATGTCGCACCGGCATCCTTAACCTTGATTCCGGCTTGCTGATAGGCAGTGATCAGTAACGAGGAGCAGTCATAGTCTGGACCCCAGCGACTCCTTTGATCGTATCCGTGACTATTATCATTTGCAATTCCAATCGCCCATTGAACTGCAGACTCTACAGCTTTGGCATTTTTACCGTACTGACCGAGTAAATTAAAATAACTCCGAGCCTGTGACCGTCTGTTGGACTCAACCTCTACTCCGGCGCGTTCAAAATTTTTGAGGAATGCACTGGCGAGGTCTTCCGGCGAGGATCCTGACTTTTTAAATGCGCTCCACGACATATTGTAAGCGCTTGTTGGAATCCACTGTCCTGTCGACTCCGACAAGGCATCAATCCAATAAAGCTGACCGTTCGGATCTGCAATATCATATCCGTTCTGGCGCGCCCAGTCCGTATAATTCGTGGCAGGAGTCCACTGCACAAGACCAAACCCACCCGAATAGTTGTTCGCTTGTAAACTCTGCCACACTCCAGGATTGACATAGGACTCACTCTGCATATTGCCAAGCAATCCAGCAATTGCATTTAGCGACCATCCTCTTGCTGAGAGGTATTTATACACTTCCAACGCATTTGCATTCATCTGCTCTTGTGATAGAGCGTAATTTCCGATGATCCAAGCCATTAAAAGCCACCTTCTTTCGTATTTCCACCAACCAAAAATCCATTGACGTATTCGAGGTAAGTTCCGTCAGAAAAGACAGCTTTTCCGGTCTTGCCGGAATATCCTTTTCCGTCACGTTGCACCTCAAGAGATGCTCCACCGATGGTTGTTTTTCCCGAAGCCAAAAGCGATATATTGTCAAACCTTGCAGATAATTTATCTCCAATAGAGAGGAATTTTGTTCTAACAGCACCTTGCTCTGGATAGATCATAAGTCCTGTCAATCCACCGATCGCACCAGCACGGATGACAACCTCGTAAGATTCGGTCTTGAACGTTAAATTTCCGTTTGAAAGGGTAGCCGTCTGACTCCCATCCGTATTGGCGCAGACATATTTACCTTTTGCGTACACACCATCCTTGTCTAATCGCACAATCTCATTTCCGTCAGCATTAAGCACTTTTGCAACTCCATTACCATTTCCAGCACCGCCTAATTCCAACGTTCCGCCTTTGATACGGTCAGCAAGCATTGTTCCGGCCACAATAAAATCCGCAAAGAATCCTTGACCTGTTCCGAATGTACTCCACTTCCAATCTCTTCCATCAGCCGTACGCTCTGATGCAATCTCAAATCCGAGCGTGCCTAAGCACATTGCTCCAAATGTTGGGGAGTCAGGATCCAAATCCTCAAACAGTACCGCACGGACCGTCTGCTTTTTTGCAATGGATGACTGTGCTCTAAGCTGTGCCTTAACTCCATTGATCGTACCTTGCACTTGCTGTCCAATAAGACTACCATCTGAGCGGATAGCCTGTTCAACTCTATTCATGATGGACGATACGTTATTTAAAAAATTGTACTGGAATTTTCCCAGGGTGACCGAAGTAAGCTTATTCCTTACAGCATCCCATTCCAATTCGATGACTCTTGCATCAGATACGATTCCGAGCTTAGAGTGTTTACAGTGGACGGTATCTCCAAGTGATACAGCTTCCAACTCTTTCACGTCCTCGTACAGTTCCGTGTTCTGCAAAAGCTCCATGTCTGCTTTGATCGTAATCTTCGGCTTGTCGACACCTGTAGCATACTGTTCTTCACATTTCTTTCTGAGCGCTCCTTCGAGCTGTTCCTGCGTATCGCAAATGATTGTTCCGTTTGTCTCATCGTCCTCTGAGGCATCTGCACGCATTTTCACATCCTCAAAAGACATGACTTTGTAATGCACTGTTGGATATTTTTCAATCAGTGGCGAATCTATCCAAGGTGCGTCTCCGGCAATCATATATCCGTTGTATGACTTCGGAATGATTCTCGTAGCAACTTCCGTCATGTCGATCGTTTCGGAAAATCCGTCCTTGACGATATTCTTGCCGTAGAGGACTTGCACTCCATAATCACCACCGACATGATCATCTATCGTGATCTGATAGTTATTGTAGAGGATTTCGCCACCCCATCTATTGATAAATGAGTTCTCATCATTTCCATTGATGGCTTCAATCAGATTTTTTGTCTGATAATACGCTGTAGATAACTTTTTGATATCCGACTTTGCTGAATACATCTTGTTCGGAGCGGTCATGATGTCCAATGCATCTTGTCCATTCTTCTCGGTTGGTCTTACGTCCAATAAAAAGCAATCCTCTTTTGCATCCAAAAAGATAGGAGTAAGCTCTGCACTCACTCCTGAATCTCTTTTTTCTTTATTTTTAATACGGAACAACTGTTCGCCATTGAATGATGGCATCTTAACAACTGCATTGTCATTGATATATTTCCATCTGCCCTCATCATCAATCGGATGCTCTAATGTGGCTGTCCATTCGCCATTCAGTACCACATGAACAGAACATTCTTCCGGAAGAAGTGTCATATCTCCATTGTGATCATAATCTTTATTTTCGGCACTATAAATCTGAATCACTATAAACGCCTCCAATTCGGAATTACTTTCAGTTCAAATCCGTCCGTAATTTCGATTTTATTTCTCCCCTCAATCAAAATGAGGTTATCGTAATCACCAGTCACAGACGTATTACTAAGTGTTCCGTCTTCTCTGTATGCAAGCTTCCGTCCTGTGTCAATGGTTAGGTTTTGCCCTATATTTGCCACCATTTTTCCATCATTGACGACAAGAGTGCATTCGCCCTCGCCAGTAATCTTATAGATTGGATAGGCAATCTCATAAGGATTGTCTACCACATCACTCGCAGGCATTTCTCCGAGTCCGCTTTCGAGATACCTAAGTCCATCTTTGGTTAGGAAAGTAGCTGTAAAATTACCAACTCTTTCCGTAGTACGCTTCCCATCGTCCACTTCAACTTTCAAAATCTTGTAGTAATGCTCCGGATCACAGCCAAACCGGAGCAATCCACCTCTTTTTGACAGCCATTTTTTTGCAAGTCCGAAACGTTCATCCCATCGGTCAGAATCTCCAATAAAGTTAAAATCCACTTTGATTTCTGTGGATTCATAGCCTCCCTCCAACAGAATCAGCGTTCCGTCCATGCCAGGAATATCCACTGTCTTTTCTTTTCGGACAGCTGCCGGAATGTCAGGAATATTTTTCGCATAGATTCCTAAGCTTGATGCAAGGATTCCATTGTATTCTACGTCCATCATACTCCGACAGCTCCTTTCTTCCATTTAACGCTAGAGGACAGCTTTTTGATGATGGCATCTACTAGTACATCAGCAAGCTTTTTGTCTCCGAGTGAAATGTTATTCTCAATGACAAATGTCAATTCCGACAAAGCTTCAGCAATCAACTGAGCAAGTACAGTATTATTGGACTGCATCTCATCACGGATATAAGTCTTTAGTAAGTCGATTGGAAGAACTGCCTCCGCTCCGGCTTCGCCACCGCCCATCATTCTGTCTCCGTTCATTCCGAAAATAGTTGGGCTGTTCAAGATACCGCCGTTTGCGTACCAGTCAACCGAAAACTTTGGAACTTTTGGTGGAACAAGCGACCATGATCCGCTTGCCTTGAAGTGTGGGAGCTTGATTTTCGGAAGTTTCCATTCAAAGTTGAAAAATCCCTTGATTTTATTAATTACACCTTTAATAAAATCTGCAATGCCGCCAAATAGTGCATTAACTCCATTTCTAAACCATTCACATTTATTATATAAAAGGATAATCAAACCAATTATCACGACAATTCCCATTGGTCCAAGCACGGTCCATAGATTTGAAATCAACGGAATCAATGTTTGTATTCCCATCGCAATATTCCCGATTCCCGAAAGAATTGGAGCTATTGCTGCCACTACCAATACACATCCGGCAATCAATCTCTGTCCTTCCGGGGAGAGCTGATTAAACTCTTCAATCAATCCTGCAATCAATTCCGTAATTTTGGTAATCAGCGGTGCAACTGTATCCGCAAGCTCAGCGGTTGCCTGTTGGAAATCTGCTGTTGCCTTATTTCCGTCTACCAAGTTCTTATTGTTTTCCTGCCATTTTTTTCCTGCATCTACGAGACCCTGATTCGCCATTTCCTGCATGACCAGGTTTACTCTCTCACTTTCGCTTCCACAAGCTGCAAGCTTTTCATTAAATGCGTCCTCCGAGGTTCCCGCCCAATTGAGCATATCCGCAAAAGTCCCAGTAACAGTACTTGTTTTCACAGTCTCATTGATTGATTCTGCAAGTCCATCAATAGGAATACTATCCCCGTAAGTTGCCCATGCACCAATCGTCCCCTCAATTACCGTATTTAATTCTTCTTGTGATAAGCCCAGCGCCTGAAGATTGGCCGTAGTTGTTGCAGCTGTCTGATCATCTGCAAGCACACCATATAAGGTCCTGTAACTTTCCGCTGTTTGTTCTGCTGTGTACCCTGCATTTTGGCTCGATACCTCAAGGGATCCCATAATTTTACGATATTCTGCCGTTGCAGGTACTGTAGCTGCTGTTGCCGCTACTATGCCTGCTGCCGCCGCTGATATTCCGCTAAACTTATCCCCTGTCTCTTTTGCTTTATTTCCAAAATCCTGTACTTTTTCAGCATAGCCTTCCGTTGCAGCTGCTCCGCTTTTCAGCTTTTTCTCAACATCTTCCAGTTTACTTTTGTAACCATTAAGTTTTGTAGTAGTTTCATTTATCTCATTCTTTTTGTCCTGAATTGCTTTTTCATCTTTATTTTCAGCAGATTCAAGAATATCCAATTGTTTTTTTAATGATTCAAGTATTCTTTCGTAATTCTCTGTTTGATTTAAAAGATACTTCTGTTCATCTTTATATTTTACAATCGACTTTGTATGATCGTCATATTTCGCTTTAAGAGCTTCGATTTCAATCTCATTTGCCTTAATTTTATCTGTAGACTCTGCAATTTCATCAGATAATTTCCTAATTTGTTCCTTACTTTCTGCTGCTCCGCTCTCAAGTTCTTCTGTTACTTCAGCAAGGCCTTTCTGATATTTTGTTAAACTAATCTGTGCGCTTGTAAGCTGATTCTGCTTCTTTCGGATTGCATCCTCATTTCTGTTTTCTGCAGATTCCATTTCTTCAAGCTCACGCTTCAGAATTTCCACTTTATCAGAATAAACGTCCGTCTGTTTTGCCAGATATTCCTGACGGTCTTTTAACTTTTCAACTGCAGTAGTGCTGTCATCCCATGCCGCTTTTGCAAGTTTAAACGAATTACTATTTTCCTGAACGGCTGTATTTACCTGCTGCATCGTCTTTTGAAAGTCTGCTGCACCATCTGCCTTAAACACTAATCCAACTCTCTTCAGTTCATCTGCCATATAACGTCCTCACCTCCCTCGCTTTCTTCTCACGGAATATCTCATATTGTTCGCAAAAAAAGACGGGACATGAGTGGAAGAACTCGTCCTCTGTCATTCCCATCTCTCTCGCATCAACCATATATTCAGCCCAATTTATCTCGAGCTGAATGCTTTCATCTGCGCTTTCGATTCCTCTTTTTTTTTAATTTTGTCAACTTCTTTCTGATAAGCCTCTACAACTTCAAGAAGTTCTGTCGGATCCGGTGGCACAAGCTGAAGTGCTTCATCAAATGTCACTTTTCTCCCATTGCTTCTTACCATTGCATAGATAAGCTTCGCTGCAAAATTCATCTTGTCGCTGTCTGTTGCTTTTCCGCTCTTTTCAAGTTTGTCTATTCTCCGTCCAAGCTTTGAACCACCTATCTGATCAAGATAAAAGATTGTTCCAAAATTCATTTTCGCTTCAATGGTTGTCCCGTCTGTAAGCTTTATAATTTTACCTGCATTCATGTGCCACTTTATTCCTTTCACGCTCCTACTGCTGTTGTAAGGTCTGCATCCGTCAGAATCGGTTTTGCGAAGAACTTCTCTTCTGTAAGTCCTGCCGGTGCCGTGGACTCTGTGACCTTGCTCACGATGTTTCCTTCTGCATCAAACGGATATGCCCTGATCTTAATCGTGTCTGTCTGCTCACTTGCTTTTTCCTCAGATGTTGCAATATCATCGGAGTTCTCAACAAGCTTGCATTTTGGAAACCACTCATAACGAGATTTTCCGTTTTTCAGTTTTACAACCTTTCCATAAGCAAAGATTGGTCTTTCGCTCTTTCCGCCAGCGAGGATAAGTCCGCCTGTTCCTTTTGTCTCTCCGCGCATTTTGGATATTGTATCGTCCGGGAATGCAATCACAGATACCTCGATGTCGATACTGGACATCGGCGAATCTGAATCATAGATTTTTCCGGATGCATACACATCACTTGTCTCAGAGTTCTCAGTTACCTTTACGCTCTTAACGACTTCTGTCTTCTCAACATCAGCCTCGTAAGTGCCATCGTACTCTTTGCCCTCTGTTGCATCAGCAAAACACATATACTGTGCACCGACTGTCTGTTTCATAGCCGGTTTTTTTGTATTAATAGGCATTAGTTAACCTCCTAACCGAAGATGCTCTCTGTCATCTTCTTGTAGTATTTTTCCTTGTTTCTTTCAAAGAGTGGCTTCAAGTGTGCCCTTGCTGCCATCTTCCTGGTTCCATGCTCAAGCATTGGACCGTAATACTTGCCCCATCCAACCTTAATTCCGCTGTCAGTTCTTTCCAGTGCGAATGTACTCACGATATGCGTGTACCCCGCTTTGGTGATCTGACTTCGTGGTTTTGGGAGTCTCAGAAGGTCATTCACAAACTCCTTTGCCCCCTCTTCCACTGCGTCAAGTGTTTTGTCCGGTCTTACGTTCTCGGAATACTGTTTCAACAGTTCCTCGAAGTCTTCAAACCCTCCACTGTCAAAGGTTATCCCGCTGCTCATCCAATCACTCCATCAGTTGTAATTGAGAAGTAAGAATGCCATACACGGTCTTCTGTCACGTATTCGTGAGCAATGGTCGGATGGTAGCCAAGCTCATTCAGACGGTTTTTCAATGCAATCAGTTTCGGATTGCGTGGCTTTCTAGCATAAAAACTAATCTGCCATGTAATCTCATTCTCATAATCGTCACCGGATGCCATTGTGTCTTCCCACATAATCTCCCAGTAATCAATTCTCGGAAATACCTTTTCATTTTTGAGACTGCTGACTCCCTCATTAACCGGACAGTCGATGTCATGTAAGAGCTTACTCAATTCTTTTTGTGTCATGCGATCACCTCACGATCATGCGCTGGTGTTTTTAAAGTCAGTTCCGACTCTCTAAATCCATCTTTCGTAGTGATGTGCGCCACATTGTAGATCTCGTGTTGTTCTCCATCAATAATACAGACACATTTACTGTTAATCTGCTTATACTGTGGAATAGCGAGTTTTAGCGTCACTTCAATGCTGTCAGCGGATAGCTTTGCTCTGGTGGTGTCATATACCGCAAGCTCACGATACCAAAAGCGCATTCCGGTATCACGGAGCTTTTCTTCCGGATAATCTTCCGACTCATCATTTTCGATGCAATACAGTTCAAATACTCCGTCAGTGTATTCAGGCAGTGCCATTTACGTCCACCTCCGTCTCCATCTGCCAAGTCAGGATCACACTTGCATAATTCTCAAAAAACTCACTTACTCGGTGGTGATAAGAATAATACATATAATTCTTCATTAGCATTCGATACGTCAAATCTTTGGTGATACTACAGCCAGGATTCAATCTCCCGACTGCATGTTCACCTTCTTTTGCAAGATTTCTCAGCTGTCTGTCATCGCAGTATGGAGGAATCTGGAACTCTTCTCTCATCTCATCAACAAGAATGGATAGTTCATTTTCGTTCATACTCTGCCCTCACTCTTACTAAACGGATGCAGTAGATGTCTGATGTACGTTAATTACATACTCTTCAAGTTTTGTGACATCGAAGATAACTGCAACATTATCATCAACAGCTCGTCCATTCGCAAAGCAGTTCGCAATGATCAGATCCGCATTTTCCATCGCTTTTGTCTGATCATATTCTGTTACTCTCACACCCGTCGCACCCATTGTGTAATATCCATCAATGGTAAATGCTGCTTTACCCTGCGGGCAGTTAGCATCCGGGATCTTTTCAATATCAATGAATGTTTTATTGACATATCCACCAGTAAGTGCTTCTCCAAACATGCACGGATCTACATATTCCGCTTCATCTGCCGGGTTACAAATCAGATACAGTTTGGTAACAACACGTTTTCCGTTATTTGTAAGGGTTTTTCTTACATTTGCAAGTCCCTTCGGGCTGAATTTGGTGATGTTATTTAAAACGGTCTTCGCTTTATTTGTTCCATCGCCATTTGTGGTTCCGATCTGACGGAAAATACCGATCGGCCCAGTCTTTCCATCTCCATCCAGATAACCTTTTACAAGACCATCCTGCATTGCTTCTGAAAGGATTGCCATAAAATACCGGTCTACAAATTCCATGGAAAGTTCACGGATGGCTTTCGGGATCACCAGATATGCGGACAGCATATGGAGTTCGATATTTAGTGCTGAAATAGTTCCTGATAATTCGCCCTTGATTTCATTTGTAAGATCTCCCCATACTGCTGCACCTGAATGTGATGCTACAATCCATTTCTTTACATTTGCCGGTGCCATGTTTACCAGTTTTAAAATTGGAGATGCTTTTCTTACATCATCGAGTGTGCGATCGATAATTTCTGTCGGGATGATATCAATCTGATTTGCAGTTACAGACTGCTTGATATCCTTGAATCCTTCATAGAATTTCTTTTCTTCCTGCGAGAGATTACGAAGTCCAAGCTGCTTCTTAAATTCAGCATCATGGCTCGCTCTTTCTGCTTCTGCCACCACCTGGTTGATCAGATCTGCATGTGCTGCTTCCTCGATCATTTCGATCGACTGCATAATCGCATCCGCTTTCTGATCTGCCGGAGCGCTCTCTAACAGCTGCTTAACTTTTTCTTTTAATTCCTGTGATAAATTTTCAATCTTCATTTTATCTTTTCCTTTCTACTCAAAAAATGCACTCCATCCAGTGCTGTTTGCTGGTTCCTTTGGCTCTGCCGGAACTTCTTTCTTCTGTATAAGATTCACTACTCTTTCCGCAATGGCCTCTGCGATTGCTTCATCATCCAGCTGCATTGCAATTTCTACTGGCTTTACATTTGCCGTTTTTTCAAGAATGGCACTGCGAATATTTGCAAATGCTGATTGTTTAATTCCGCCATCATCGGACTTTTCGGTTTTTGTGGCGAAGCCATATTCTACAGCTTCCTGAGCTGTGATCCACGTTTCATTATCCATGAGATTTTTGATCTCATCTTCTGAAATCGTTGCTCTGCTTACATAAGCATTGACGGAAGCCTGTGTAATCTTATCAAGGTCTTCCGCTGCCTTTCTAAGCTCTGTAGCGTTTCCATTCGCATATGTCCATGCATTGTGGATCATGAGCAGTGATGCTTCATTGATGATTCTTTCATCGCCTGCCATAAAAATGACTGATGCTGCGGAACAAGCGAATCCATCACAGATTGTAGTGACTTTCATATCACTATTCTTGAGCGTATTGTAAATCGCCAATCCCTCTGCGACTTCACCGCCATAGCTGTTGATATGCACATTGATTTCTTTTGCATCCAAGGACTGTAGTTCGTTCACAATTCCACTTGCTGACACGTCACTTTCTAACCACGGCCATGATGTGATGTCACCGAAGATGTAGAGGTCCGCCACATCATTCTTAGATTCCAAGGAATAATACTTTTTTGCGTCCATGTTCTCTTTCCTTTCTTTCGGATTTACTGTTTAACGGACAGCTCCGAGATAATTGGATCACCTCCTACTGATCGCGTTTTCTATGCCGCATTACCATTTCCCTCCTCTCCATAGTTCTTTGTCAGAGCTCTTGCCTGGCTGAATTCTGTATTCAAAAGCGGATAACCAACCATTTCACGGAGTTCATCGTAATTAAATCCAATTCCGCGAAGTTTATCCAGATTGGTTGCACTGTCTACCACGTCCACATGTTTGAAGCGTGCCAGCCATACCATAACTTTTTCATTCTTTGTGCAATAATCATTTTCACCAACTATGTAAGCAGTCAACGTATCATTGATCACTTCCGCTACCGGACTAACAGCATAGGTTATGAATTCATTTGTGGCGTCAGATTTTTCTGTAATATTTCCGTTAAATACAGCTTCAGGAATATCAAATGCATTCGCTACCTCATTGTTGATTTGCTGAGCCATCTTTGACAGTTCCTCGGCTTTGACGGAAGTGTTGATCTGCATCTGATCCACAGATACATTGTCTGATTCTGTCAGAACGCTAAGTTCATCGGCTTCCAGTAGATTTTTGATTTTCGCAACATATTGATCCTTTGTCATTACTTTATCTGTTCCGTCCGCTTGCTTTTCCCGGAATGACAGCGCACTGGTGCCAAGCTTCAGCTTATATCGTGGCTGTGCCGACATACGCATCATTGCATTGATGGAATCTAGTGTCTTGTCGTATTGACTGACTACATTCTGCAGATACAGCTTGATTTTTGCATTGTCATACTTTAATTGTATGACTTCTGATGTCCTGAATGATTTTAAAAGAGCATAATCGTATCCGCCACAAGTAAGCGTGATATGCGAGTATGTTCTTTCCGTCAGCACATTTGTAGTGGACTCCCAGGCGGATGCTCGGTAGTATTTTCCACCAAGCGGAATGATCAAAACTTCCTGTTCCGTCAGCAGCTGCTTAACCACTTCCGTCCAGAACGCTGTTCCACATTCATGGTCATTCGGCTGTATGTTTAACCGATATTCCTGTCTTCTTTTATCTTTACTTTCCGTCTGAATCAGAATGTCAGATTTTGCAATCGCCTTTGCGATCATCAGCATGGCTTTTTCAATGGCAAGCCTTGATAGGTTCAGTTTAGCCATATCCACTGCAATGATTTCCGCCAAAGACTGCATTTCCTTATTCCGATTCTGAATAAAAAAATTAAACATATCTTTTCTCCTAAACGTATATGATCTGGACTTCCAGCTCATCCTTGCAGAACATAGCTACATCAAAAGCCATAAATCCATCATTTTTTCTTAACTTCGGTTCAATTTTACCAAAGCTCTTATTACCAAATTTATCCTCGGTCACGCTTGTATTGTTCGTGTACCATCTCATGATTGCTGACTGTCCGAAGTTAATAAGCCCCTGCGAGAACATAGACTGAATAAACGGAGCTATGATTCCAGTAGCGGAGGAAATCTTTCTAATCAGCCTCACGATTCCGTGAGGATTCTTCTTGTCTTCAATAGAAATTCCCCTTTCTTCAAAGGCTTGTTTAAATAATGTGTATCTGTATGTGTCCATTGCAATTTTCTTTATGTCAAAAATTCGCATCTGTTCCATGCACCAGTCAACAACCAGATTCACATCAATTACTGGTCCCGGAACAACTTCAAAATCTTCGAATTCTGCCTGTCCAGCATTTCGCAACGGAAATTTAATGGAATCAATAAACGGAGAGTCGGCACAGATCCATGTATGTTGTCTCCATATCCACTCTCCATCATCTGTCTTGGTCAGAACGCCAGCTGATGCGAAGTCTCGCACATCCGCATAGTCAATACCGATCACTGCTGCCTGTCCTCGCGTGTCCAATGTTATCCGTGGAATCTTTCGTTCCAGTTCTTTCATCGTCTCGCCTTCATAACATGCTCTCAGGACATTTTGCCATGTCGTTACCGTTTCTTCCTCTCTTCTTGCCGGAAGGTTCATTCTCTTTGTCAGGAACTCCGCTCGCTTAGATGGAATTTTTTTCTGTTCCAGGTAATCATGCATAATGCGGTTTGCCAGAATTGGCAGAAATTCCAGTGATGGATTTGCTTTATGCCATGCATCCGGATCGTCTGCCTCTTTCAGATCATCAATCTCACAGATAAACGGAAAATACCCCAGTGGGTTTTCTCCCGTTTCAAGAATTTCCATACACATTGCGGATATTTCATCCAGTGGACCGTCTCTGACATATCCGTCTGTCGTGATTATGATTTCCCGTGAATGCTTAACTTTACCGAATGATGATTCAAATACATTGATCTGATCATAATTTTCATACGCATGTATCTCGTTTAGCACTAGGCAACCGGTTCTTTTTCCATCCTTTGTTTTTGCATTGGATGTGTTATATTTCATTTCTGCACCAGTTACAAGGTTTGAGATCAGCTCCTTTGTGACCGAGAACTTACCTTTGAACTTAGGATTATCATGCAGCATGTCATACGCTACTTTGAACGTATCTTTTACCTGGTCCTCCGAATTCGCTACGATTTCGACATGATAATTCATCACTCCGTATAGTGGAGTCTGAAAAAAATTCACCAGCGGTATGATGAAACCATCTTTTCCATTTCCTCGTCCCTCTTTTATGAAAAACGTGGGAAAAACCGGAATATCATCCTTGTACATGAACGCAAATGCATATATGAATTTTTGAAATGGGAATAGCTTATAATAATTGCTTTCGCAATATTTAATGCAGTTCCTGTATGTTTTTTCGTCAAAAAAAACATCGTCCCGCTTCATCAACGGCTTTACGATATTTTTTAACAGTAATTTTCTTTTTTTATTTATCCAGTTCTGATGTTCTTCGGCATATTTGAGATAATAATCAATCTCTTTACAGATAACCATCTGCAAGATTCTCCGGCTCTGGTACCGGCTCTTTTAACTTCAGATCTGCCAGGATCTTCAACATAGTGGCCGTAGTTTTCTGCAAATTGACAACGCTTTCGTTCGCTTTTTCCACCGTCATTCCATTCCCGTTCACGGTCTCGTATCTCAACCCTTTGCTCTTAATATCTGCTATAAGTTTCTTTTTCAACGACCAGTAATATATATAATCATTCACTAGATCCACATAGAATTCTGCGTTCATTCCACGTAGTTCCAGCTGTCTGATCAGCGATATTTTTACGTCTTTTTGTGTCAATTTACTCACCTCTTTTTGCTCAAATCATGCCTTTTTCGTAACTTTTTTTGCTAAAAAACACGGGTTTTTATGCCCGTGTCAAAAAAATTCTTCTTAAAGTAAATTTTAAAATCTGATACCCTTACCCTTTTCACGCGAGATTTTCATTTTTCTCCAGAGTCATGGCTACATCCCCGTTCTTCACTTAGGAAAAATCGCTGAGAATTTACCGGGGGGCTATTTAAAAATTGAGGACAGCTGCGGACTCGAACCGCACATGCGACGGCTTGCACCGTCCGCTTGTCTCCTCCTAAGCTATGTCTGCCCTCAGTGTAGCTACCATCGTTCCATGCTCACAAGCTTCTTCTTTCTGGCAAACCTCTTCGGTGCTCTGCCATGTCTCAGGTTGTGTCACTGCTTACATAGACTTACCAGGTTATCATCATCAAGTCCAAGTTCCGGATGTTCCTTTAGTTCCTGGATATGATGTACCTCTTCAGCTCTCCATATCTTTCTGTCTCTTCCGATCAGCTGTGTGCCAGATGCAGCTGCGTCTTTTATTCTCTTGCGGCAATCCTGACACTCGTAATGATCTCGATCTAATATCTGCATTCTCTTATGTTTCCATGCAGATGAGTTGTAAAATGCTTTTGCTTCTTTGTCTGTCATATTTTTATTTTGGCGGTTTCTGTATCTGTAATAAGGAGTTCTAAAAAAGTAATTGCAACAAACAAATGTACTGACATATGAATAAATTCTTTCCAGAGTAAACCGCCAAACCTCTTTCCGGAATTCACGGCAAAGAAAAAGGCAACAATCTTTCGACTGCTGCCCTGTTCATCTCTTTACCTGAATACACTATATCACAGACCGAGTGTACCATTCTATACCATTTTGAATTTTTTTAAAGCTTCTGAATGTTTTCTGTGTACCTGTGTCCATCTGTATCCCGTTTCATCACAGATCCTGTTCCATCCCTCACAATCTATGTATCGTTTCGTCAGCACATCTTTTTCTTTCTCATTATCCAATTCTTCAATCCTCTCTCTGATTTCTGTGCGAATCTGGACTTTCTTTCTCCTCTGCCTGATCAGCTTTCTTTCCAGTTCATCAATCTTCGCCATATAATCCGACAGATCAGAAAGGTTGCTGCTTTTTGGTAGCCCATCTGCTGCCAGTGCTCCCGGAAGCATCCGATCCAGCTTTAAGCGTTCCAACTCTTCCTCGATCCGCTTCTCCTGGCGTAATGCTTTGCCGTACTGTTTCAGGTATTCCTTTTTCTTCTCATTCTCTTCTTTCACTGTTTCCATCGGTATACCCTCCCTGTCTTCCTATCTCTTAATACTAAGACCTCGAATCCAAGCAGACTTGCTATATCCTTTAATGCTTTATGTGCTTCCTTTACATGATGTGGGATGCGGCTTGCATCTTGGATGGCTTTGCCTGCTGTTGGATCACAATATCCTTCCTGGTTTTTATACAATGTTTCATCACCTTCTCTGCTACTCTATCATTGCCGGAATGAACAGCGCCCATAAGCCTCAATAAATTCCCGTTGATCTGGGAGACGTTCTGTTGTTGGAATCCATCTGTTACTCATTATTCTCTGCCTTTCTTCATGAAATCACGATAAATAATATTATCGGTTTCCTTTGGTTTTGCATCCTTCGATTTATCCCAAATATTCCCGATAACCTTCATCTCACACCATTTTACATAATCTTCCGTTAATGGCATTGAATAGCAAAACGGTTCGCATTTACTCAGAGCATCCGTCGGAATCGTTTCGTAGTGCCATCCAGTAACGTAATCTACTATTTCTTCCGTTTTCATGGAAACAATCCCAAATTTTCCAAATTTAGCTTTTATGAGATCAACCGGATTATCATGGCACATAAGGATATCATTCTCCCAGATCTTCTTTCCATTCTTATCCGTGAGTCCAGTGTACCGGCAGATCGTATCCGAATCAACGAGATAGCTATTCTGTCTGCACGTATCTGCATTTTTAATGTCATATATGAACCATGCACCATATCTTTGAACCACATATCCCTCAACCCATTCTCCGCCGTCTGCTTTCTTCGCTCTAAAAAGAATCTCTCTATTCATTTTTCCTTCTTCCTTTCTTTCATGTACTTCAAAATTTCTTTTTTCACCTTCTTGGCATATTTTGGATACTCACATCCAAACATAGCGCATCCATAAAAAACTGTACCATCGCCCGGATCTTCATGATCTACACTCATTTTGCAAGAAGCACACTCTTCAGGACTATGCTCTCTGCAATAATCTCCCATTGCCAGTAAGAAGTCTTCGATCTTAACTTTCATCCAGTCCACCTCGCTTCACTATTTTAATTGCCATATTTATAGCGTGCTCCTCACTCATATCTCCATCCCAGCACTCATTGAGACATTCGCAATATCCGCAGTACTCACAAGCTCCATCAAGCTTTAGCTGCTCTAAGTTAGAGACAACATTCTCCACCTCAAACGCTGTCGGTTGTTCTTCTACTGCTTTCATGCACTCTTGTATTGTATCGTAGATTTCTTTCTGATTTTTACCGTCATTGCGTCCGAACGGAGCTTCTTGCAAAGCATAATCATTCAAGTGGAGTATCAGTTTGTCCGCATCAATTAATCTCATAACCACTCTTCCTCTCTATACAGCTTCGGCAACGGCATCCATGCATTTACAAATATTCCGTAACTTGAATATGGTTTTTCATCATCTCCCGGATAGAATGTACCACCCTCGCCATTTTCTTCGTATCTTGCGATATCTGGCATTGTGGAGTTTTTAAATGATACCAGTATGTAGCTTTCATCTTCCGGCAATCTCTCGCTTATTGGAATCCACTGAGTTTCTTTCAGTGCATGTATCCCCATTTCAATGGCTTCTACTGTTTCCTCAGACCATCCCCATCCAAGATGTTCCACTAATCTATCTATTGCTTGTTGATTATTCATCTTCAGCCTCCTCTTCTTTTGGAAATTGAAAAATAAAAGTTTCGGAAATTTTATCTCTTACTTTTCCCTCTTTTCGTCTTGTATTTTGCATAAATCTTTTCGCCTCTTCTGCCTTTATATAATTTTCTTATTGCCGATCCAAGTCCATTTTCCATATCCTCGGCAGTCTGCTCCCATGTACCTTCTGCTTCTCCCAACAGTTCAACTGAATCAGATACATAATCAATCAGCTTTTCAATCTCCAAATCTGTGAAATAAATACTCCGTCCCATTTGCTTTACCACCCCATATCATTACGGTATCCAATTGCACTTGGATTTACCATGTATGATCTTTTCAGCTCCGATTCATCCAATTGGTGTTTCAACTGGCTTACTTTTTTCTTTAGTGCCCGATTTTCTTTTAATACTGCCATGGGTTTACAGCTATCATGCTGATCACATTTTGTGTCTTCAGAATAGTTTTCGCACATCAGGCATACTTCTTTTTCAGTCATTATTTACCCCTTCCTGCGCCATGATTCCACGCCTTCCATTCCTTCTTTACTTGTCAACTGCTGCCACTCCCAGTTTATATAGCTCCTCACAATCCCTTTCTGATTCCTGACCTGCACATGGTGCGGATAGATTCCAAGAATCGTGACTTTTTCCGTGGCGAGTCTGGTTTTACCTCCCTTCTGGGAGATCCTGCGCCTTAACTGTACTTTGTCTCCAACTTTCATTTTTTTGTTCCTTTCCGTCTTACCTTGCGCATTTTCTTGCTTACCGGGTATATGAACGCCCGCATATTGCCGGGTTTAGTCGTCTTCCTCTTCGTCTTTCTCACC